TTTGCTAATAATCATCATGTTTTTGCTGCCGCTTTTAATCCTGATATTGATGAGAAAGTTAAAATATCATCTAACGACACGACAGCAGGATATTTGAATGGGAAGTTGGTCGGTAGCACAACCATTGGACTAACTGAAAACAATGATGGCGGAAATGAAACGCTAACGGTTGCAATAAATTCTGGTTCTATTGATGAATCACATTTAGATGCTTCTGTTAATGCCTCATTAGATTTAGCTGATTCAGCTTTGCAAGCTGAGAGCGATCCTGTATTTGGAGCGTGGCTTGCTGGGCCACCTAATATTTCAGAATTTACTAATGATGCAGGATACGCAAAACTTGATTCAACAAATCAGCCATTCACAAGTTTAGGTCAGGATTCTTTAAGCACAGCAAATAGACTTGCTTATGATACAAGTGAAGTAATTTCTATAGACTGGGAATCTAGGAATTTACGAGATTCAAATGGAGTCGTGGTTGATTGGTCTAACTATTTCATTAATGACACATACGCAAGTTTAAGCATTGATTGGGATGAAAGAATTTTAGTTGATTCATCAACATCAAACTCTTTAAAGTGGAACTCAAGAGAGCTTATTAAAAGCGATGGATCAACCGTAAGCTTTGATTGGCAGAATCTAAAATTTCCCACTCTAACAACCAATGGAGTTTTAACAACAACGAGCGGTGATGGAACTATTGCTGTAAATACGACTGGATATATTCAAAACTCCCCTGCCAACGTCACTGATGCAACTTACAATACAACTTCATTATTAGGACAGTGGGACATTAACGGTGACACTTCCACTACTGCTATAGATGATTCAGGAAATGGAAGAAACGGAACCTATCAAGGCGGACTAGGTCAAACGGATAATGCAAACGGTATTATTGGAAAATACATAACTCTTGACGGTGTGAATGATTATATAACAGTACCTCACAATGCAGTTTTTAACACGCTACCTTTGTCAATATGCTTCTCATTTAGAACAACTGCAACGCCACTAAGCTACACAGCATTTGTTGAAAAATATAATACTGGCTCCTTAAACGGTTATCTTGTTTATCTTGATACATCGGCGCGATTGAACGCTTGGTATTATGTTGCCTCTGGAAGAGGAATTCTTGAAGGTGCTTTATTATCAACAAAAGCTTATAATGACGGCGCTTGGCACAGAGTTGTCGCAATACTTAACACATCAGGTGGAGAACTTTGGGTTGATGGTGTTCAAGTTGATACTGGAACTTGGAGTGGTGCGACTGGAAATTGCACAACTACTGAGACTTTGAAAATTGGAGCGCATCCAAGTTTCTCAAGATATTTTGCTGGCTCAATGGATGAGATTCTTGTTTACAACAAGACCATGACAAGCGGTGAGATTCTTATTGATTACAATACAGCAATGAATGCTCATTATGTGGAAGGCCGTGGAGATTTATCATTGGGTCACACAAGCGGTTGGGGTTCTACTCGATTAAGAGGAACAGATATTTTAGCACCTGATGCTACGACTATTGTTCTTGGATCAAATACAGATAATCGTGGAAATTCTATTATTGTTGGAAGTTCTAACACTGCAAGCATTGGCAACGGTGCAGAGAAGGCTGTTGTTTATGGAGTATCAAATACCTTATCTGGTCATAGAAGTTTAGCAGTAGGCGTTTCAAATACGGCAGGATCAAGTAATGCTATTGCTGTCGGCTACGGAAACAATGCAAGTGGCGCATCGTCGGTTGCGTTAGGAAATAACTGTTCTGCTGCTGCTAACCAGATTGCTATAGGAATTTCTGCTTCGGCTTCTGGTTCTGGGTTTCTATCAATAGGAACTAGCACAAGTTCAACTGGTTCTGGTGCTATTGCTATAGGCTCAACTGTTACTGCATCAGGTTCAAATTCAATTAACATTGGAACAGCTAACTCAAACTGTAATCATAACTCATTTTTAATTGGTACAAATATTACAACTACAAGTGGAAACACTGCTAAAGTTGCTTACGGTCAAAGTATTAATATGGCTGGCGGTACTGGCACTGTTGTAATTGGTTTATCAAACACTACATCAAGAACATCTAGCACAAGTGCAGGACTTGCATTTGGTTATGGCAATAACGTAGCAGGTGATTCAAGTGCCGCTTTCGGTAGATCACTTGTTTCAAATCTACCTCAAATGGCACAATTTGGAATAGGCTCTCATTATTACGCGGTAGAAAATACAAATAGTCGTTACTCAATTCATCAACATCCAACAATGAATGGATTGGCTATAAATAGAGATGTCATTATTTTAGATTCTGCAAGCGTAGGGTCTGAATTAGGGTTAAATACTGATTTCTCTACTGGTCCATTTACAAATTGGGATGTTACTGGTTCTGGTTGGACTTGGAGTGCAGGAAACTCAAGAGCAGAACATTCAGGCGCAACGATTGGTTATTTGAAACAGACTCAATTTTTAACTCAGGGTGCAGTGTATGAATTACAAATTAATACTTGGACGTTTTCAGATGGGGCTACTTTTTATTTTACTTGCGCAGGATATACACTTCCAACAATCACATTAAATTCCAATTCATCAACTGCTAACATGGTGTTTAGATTTGTCGCAGCAAACGGAGGAGGACTGTCGTTCTCTGGAAATGGATTAGAAATTGCTGCCACAGGAACATTTACCATTGATAATATTTCCTTAAAGCAAGTCACTGGCGGTAAAGCTCATGTCTTAAAAGAGTTTTATGTAGGATTAGATACAGATTCACAGGATCATCAAATTGCAACGACTGGGGTTATATTCAACAATCAAAGTGCAGATATTGATTTTACCGTTAAAACCGACGGTGGCTATTCTGGTTTATTTGTAGATGCTTCTAATGATGCAACTCATGTCATGAACAATGCCAGTGGAAAGATTTCATTTTTTGCAGCTACGCCAGCTACCAAACAAACATTAAATGCTTATACTTCAGACGGCGAGGGTTCGGCATATACTGGAATAGATAACGCTCAAGTGGGTACTGTTTACGCACAGCTAACAGACTTAAACCAATTACGAGTGGCTTATGAAACACTAAGAGCGTCTTATGACGACTTAAGAACTAAACTTTTAAACACGACATTAGTGGGGTAGAGAAATGGCAATTATAAAAGCAATAGCAACTAACTACGGAGTGGACGCAACATACTGGAGAGTTATGAAGTTCCAAGACATTGATGTTAAAAATTCCAGAATAATATTTCACTTATGGGGTTGGGTAGACAAAGATGCTCACGATGAAAGCAAAGAATCTATTGATATGAGAATAGTAGAAGTCCAAGGTCAAGAGTTTGCTGAAATGGCTTTTACTATTACTTTAGACGGTGAAAATATTTACAATGCTCTTAAGCGCGTTTGCGAGAATAAAGCACTTCAACTAGAAGAGTTTCTAGGAGGTGAGCAAGTATGAAAACACTACAAGAACTAACCGTGGTTGAATTAAAAGCACTGATTTATGATTTATCTGTTGAAAGATCAAAGATTGAGCAAAAGATACAATTAACAGAGCAGGAATTAGATAAAAAGTTAAAGGAAGATAAATGATCTTTAAAAGAGGAGACTCTTGGGCTTACAGGCCTCTAATTCTTGACGGAAAGACATCTCATTTTAGGCCATTTGAGTTTATTTGCCGTTGTGGAGTTTGCTCAGATCAGAAATTAGATGTTGAATTAATCAAAAAACTCGACATTTTGAGAGAAAAAATTAAAAAACCTATCAATATTTCGTCTGGATATAGATGTCCGCGACATAACGAAAATGTTTTTGGAAAAAATAATTCTGCTCACCTACAGGGTTGGGCTGCTGATATAATATCAAAAGGTGTTAATGGTGTTACTTTATACCACGCCGCTAAAGATATTTTTGAATGTATAGGGGTTGGAAAAGATTTTATTCATGTTGATATAAGAAAAGGCCACAGACTGTGGTTTTATGATAATCTAAGTGAGAAGGATTTAATAATATGAAGGTGATGGGAGAATTGGAACGAGCGCAGTGGGAGCAAGTTAGTACGCTACCAACTGGTTCAGGAGCATTTAGAGGAAGGGCTGTATATTTAACTACTACAGACGGATCATACACTCCTGGTCCTTATGTGCATAACGGAACTGCTTGGAATCAAATATCTCCACAATATGCTCATAAATGGCCTAGTGCAGACGGGTCAAGTAATCAGGTATTAACTACTAACGGGTCCGCTCAATACAGTTGGTCTTCAGTAGCTACCGCTAATTTAACAGTTACAACTAAAACAACAACTGCAACGCTTGCTACTAATGAAACAGGGGTTATTCTTGCTTCATCTGCTGGCGGTGCTTATACAATTGCACTTCCTACTGCTGTCGGAAACACTGGACTTTATTATAAGATTAAAAAAACTACTTCTGATTTAAGTTTAATAACAATTGACCCCAATGGTGCTCAAACAATCAATGGCGCATCAACTTATGCTTTGGCATTTCAGCACGAATATATTGAAATCGTAGCAGACGGCACAAACTGGCAGATCATTGGATCTTACACTCCATTTGTTGGTCTTCATTACAATGTAAACGATGGAGACACTCCAACAAACTCTACTACAAACTATATGGATTATGCTGATTTAGTTTATGAATCTCATACTGGTTTAGTCTCAGGAGCTAATAGTGGAATAGTGACAACAACAAACACGGGTTTTAAAATAACAAGTCCTGTAGATTTATATTGGAATATAACAGCAACAGCAAGATTTGCTGGAACCTTTGCGGCTGGAGGATATGTGTATATGGCTATTAGAGTTGATAACGTAGCAAAAATAGCTAAATTCATTCAGACTGATTTTGGTTCTGCTGGTGATACTCCACAAGGGATGGTTGATGGAACTGTTTATGTTCCTGCAACTTCAAGAATAGAAGTAGAACTTTCTTATGTGGCTGGAGGCAATAAATCATTATCAACAGACGCGCTTCAAAATTATATAACTGCTTTCGCTAGGAGATAAATATGCTAACACTTAGCTACGGATTCAAAAAACCACAAAATCCAGATCGAGGAGCTGTTTGGTTTCCTGCTCTTGAGCAAAACATTCAGCAGTTAAACGATCATACTCATAACGGCACTAACTCTGCAAAACTATCACCTACTGCTATTAGTAAGCTGACTCAAAACGTGACTGCTGCATCTTGGGCAGCTGTGAGTGGTAAGGCAGGCCTGTATAGTCAAGTCGTGACATTACCAGCCGCGATTACTGGTTTAACTACTGATAACACAATAGACGATTATCAGATTTTAATAAAAGACGGATCTTCTGGAGATTTGTTGTATCTTACTATTAATAAGACAACTACAACTACATTTACAGTTTATGCAAATGATAATACTTTAACATTGAAGGTTTATTATTTAACATGAGTATTGGATCACAGTCTTTTAAGGTTGATGATTTTTCTGGTGGTATTACAGATAATCACATATCTGCTCCATCAAATAAGTATCAAAAAGCTGATAATTTTTTAATTGTTTCTCATAAAGATATTGGTAAATTAATAACAAGACCTGGCTCAACAGTTTATGATGAGGCAAATGCTAGACCAGAAGCCACGAGAAATGGTGATTTAAGATTTTTTAAAAATAGTTTATATTCCCAGCATGTAAGAAAACTTTATTACTATAATTCAGGTTGGACAGAACTTGTTGGGCCTACTTCTCAAAAGCCATTTAATTCTTCTTTTGCTTCTACAAATAGAATTTCTACTTCTGAGTGGAACTCACATTTGTTTATAGCTACTGATAATTATGATTACATAAATAAAGTTTATTTAGATGGATCTTCTACTCCTACTTTAAGAACAGCAGGTTTACCAGAGCTTGCATCAACGCCTACTTGTACTGGTACTGGAGTTGGTCAAAATTATGTATATCGTTTTATATACAGCTATACTTATACGGTCGGTACTGTCACTTTTAAAGACTATGGTCCTTATGTGCAAACTGGGACTATTACAAATAACAATGATCCTGCTACAACAAATATTTCTATTACTTCAATACCTGCGTTGTCTAATGGAACAACTACAAACTGGGACACTGCTTCTGCTAATTTTAAGGTTGAAATATATAGAACTGTTAATAACGGAACAGTTTTTTATAAAGTTGGTTCTGTTAATAATGGTACTACTACTTTTACAGACAACATATCAAATGCAACAGCTCAAACAAATGAGCTTCTTTATACGGAAGGTGGTAATAAAGAAAACTCACTACCGCCTTTTGCTAAATTTATAACAATTACTGGTGATAATGGTATTGGATGGTATGGAAATATTAAATCAGGTAGTGAGATAAAAGCAAATAGATTGCAGCAATCTAAGCCTGGAGATCCAGACTCATGTCCTGGAGAATTTTACATTGATCTTGCTGAAGACATGCAAGGCCTTGGATCAGTACGCGGTTTTCCAATAGTTATTTGTGACGGTTCTGCTTATAGAATTGAAGGTTTCTTTACTGCTACTGGAGCTGGTGGAATAAAAGCAATTAAGATTTCTGACTCTACTTCATGTATTAATGGAAATTCAGTTGTGCAGACTCTTGATGGTTTATTTTGGTGGGGTCGAGACGCTATTTATTATTGTGATGGATATAAAGTTATCAAGATTAATGAAGAATGGCTTGATACTTATGAGACTCTTGTTAATACTACTACTAAGAGAAGTTTTGTTTATGGTTCTTACGATAAGAAGAATAAAAGAATTTGGTGGTCTTGTCAGGAAGACGATGCTTCGTCAGATTCAGACAAATGTTATATTTTGGACCTTAACTGGGGTATTAGTGACGATATGCCGTTCACAAGCGCTAGTGGGGATGATTATTTTGCTCCTTCCTCTCATTGTTTTGATAACGACGGCAATCTTCATCGAGGTGATAGAAGAGGATATGTTTTAGTACACGACGATGAAGTGTTTTCTGATCCTAAGATTGATACAGCAGTAGCTGCTTCTGATTGGGAAAAGAAAGCTATTATTTATGATTATAGATCAGCCGCTTATGACTTTGGAACAACTCAGGTTAGAAAATATGTAACAAATATTATTTTAACATGTAAAAACAGAACTAATTTATCTACTCAAATTATTTCAAATAATGATGATAATAGAAAAATCTCTAATCTTTCACCTATAAGATTTAGAGATAATTTAATTTGGGGTGATCCAGTACCAATTTGGGGAGACGAAGATATTGTTTGGAACTTTGATGGATTAATCGAAGAGCAGAGAAAATTCCCTGCTGGGAATTTAAGATGTGAATATAAACAAATACAATTAACAAATGGTTTTGTAGCTATTGTTTCTTCTGATAGTCTTGGTGTTGGAGACGTAAACTCTACATCAAAAACACTAACATTAACCACTGCTGGGTTGGAGTTTCCAACAGATATGGTTGATTATTACGTTGCTTTTGAAGATGATGGATATGTTAATGAATTTTTAATAACAGCTAGAACTAGTACCACTGTTACATATCAAGATAGCTTAAATTTAAGCACAACTGCTTCTGGTTCAGAATGGGTTATTAGGGGTTATCCAAAAGATGAGATAATTAACATTCTTTCTTATAATTTAGATTATACTCCATTAAGTCAGACACAAAATACTTATAAAGCTGCTGGAACTGGTGAGGTTGGCAGTGGCTCTTAATTTATACATAAGAGAAATAGCTGATTATTTTTTAAGAGAAAACTTTAGAAAAATATCAGATTTGGAGAAAGAAAGACCATTTCTGAGTGAAAATTTCACTTTTTTTGAAATTACATTAACTGGTAATATTACAAATTTTAGATACAAGCATAATCTTAATTACACGCCAAAAGACGTCGTGACATTACACGTCTCCACGTCTGGAAGTACTGTCGGTACTTTGACTTGGAATTATAAAAGTTTTGATGCAACTTTTTTAGATCTCACTACCGCAAGTTGGGGAGCTAGTGATACAATAACCATAAGGGCGTTTATAGGGAGATATAATTAATGGAATATCCTACACTTCTTGACTTGAAGACCAGAGTAAAGCAGCGCCTTGATTTGGAAGATGAAGAGTTTATTGTTGATTCTGAATTAACTTATTATTTCAGAGAAGCAGTTGATTATGTTGAATCAGAAATTCATAAATTAAACATTGAGGATCAATATTTTGAAACTGTTGCTCCTTTGGCGGTAGTATCTGGAGTGGCAGATTATACTTTGCCTAGTGACATTTATGCTAATAAAATAAAAAGAGTAATACATAACAGGCAAGATGATATTTATGAAATAAAGCGAATGACGGGTATCAATAGGTATACTGATATCCACAACAATTACTTGTATTCAAGTACTGCACAAGTTCTTTCATACATCATCATAAATAGTTCAGAAAAACAAAAGCCCGTCATTCGACTAATACCAAGACCACAGTTTACAGTTGATACTTATACACCAACTATAAACACTACTGTTAGCAGCAAAACAATTACTGTTTCTTCAGCCACTGGTTTAATTGTTGGACAATTTATTTCTAGTACTAATGTACCTACAAATACCATTGTTGAGTCAATATCTGGCACCACTGTAGTCATGAGTGCTCCTGCAACTGCAACGGCAACTGGAACTGCATCCACATTTACGTCATCAGATGTTTTAGTTTATTACACAAGAAATGCTAAAGATCCAACAGCGGATACTGACAGCATTGATATACCTGAGTTCTCAAATTTTATTGTTCAATATGTAGTCGTAGAATGTCTCAAAAAAGAGATTGGCAATCCTAGATTAGAAATTGAAGCTGGAAAATTAGAGGAGTTTCGTAATCAAATGTTATCTACTTTATCTAATATGGTTCCTGATCAAAGAGATAGCGTGGAGATGGATTTATCAATTTATGGGGAGATTAGTTAATGATATTAGATGAATTTTCAAGAAACCCTAGGGGACAAAGAACTGGAACTACTGACACTTATGCTGGCCCAATAAATTTAGATGACTTTGCAAAAGTTGGCAAAAAACCAGAAATGGGTAAATTAAAATATAATACTGAAGGTTCTGCCAAAAGAGTATTTAATCACCCAGATCCATACGTTAGAAATAAAATAATTAATAAAATAAATAATGATTATGAAACCGCTAAGGAATTTAACATTGGTAGAGATGGCGTTCTTGATCCTAATTTTTATAAAAGATCACCAAAGGAGCCACTGTTTAAAGATAAAGCAGTTGATGTTGATTTTCAGAATAAACAATTTAAAGATTTAAAAGGAATGGCTTTAGGTAAAAAGCCCAATCCTTGGGTTTCTCTTTCTCAGGGTCAAATAGATAAAGATTTATCTATACAAAATAAATATTCAGATATGGCAGCTCAAGGACAGGGTCAAATGTTGTCTAATCAAATGGCTGCTACTGGAGGAGTTACACAAGACGCGTCTTCTCGTGTAATGGGAAGCGCGGCTGAACAGGCTACTTTAAATCGTCAAGGTTTGGCTAGAGAAGCTGCTCTTCAGAAATCAAATATTGGTGTTGCTGGTGCGGAAGCTCAACAGGGTATTTGGCAACAATTGCCTCAATTACAAGGACAGCAGTCTCAGTTGGCTCAAAGTCAAGATGATTTAAATAGAATGGGTAGAGAATCACTAGATGAAAATAGAAATAGAATTGCTTCTTCTAAATTAGCTCAATACGGTGGGAAAAGGTTAGGAATGGCTTATGACAAAATTTACTAAATTTGCTGATAAAAATTTTGGAGGAATACAAGACGAGTCTAATTTTAAATTAGATCCTAAAAAAGTTAATCCATTGCAGAGTTATTTTACTGCTACAAAGTCTACAGTACCAGTTGCTTCGTCAAAACGACTTTTGACAGCTATGAGTAAACAAGCTCGTCCTAGTCTGGGTAGAGGTATAGTTGGTGCTCAGAGAAGTAGACAGGATTTGGTTGACGAGGCTTCTTTGGACATGTCTGCTCAAAAGGACGCGACTGCAAGATCCGGTGTTTGGAATCAGTTGTCAGGTCAGCAAGGTGCTTTAATGAGTGGAGCAAGAGAAATGATGCCTCAATCATTAGCTCCTTCTGTAAGACAACAGGCTTTATCTGACAGAGGTGATATTTATCAAGGAGCCGTTGGAGAAGGATTAAAAAATCAATTAGCTGTTGCTAATATGGAAAATCAATTAAATTCAGATATGCTAGCTAAAGAAAAAGCTGGTCTTTTAAATAAAGTAGGAAGAGATAAGGCATCTACGGATGCTTATGAGCGCCAAGGTAGAATCTACGGCGGATATATGGAAGGTAGGAGATAATATGTTAGATCCAATAAGTATTATTGCCATAGGAACAGCTTTGGGGGCTGGCGTAGAAGCAGTTAAGCAAAATCAGGCTAACAAGGCTGCCGAAAGATTACAAGGAAAGACTGCGGCTGCAAGAGCTGCTGAAGCTCGTTGGAGTGGCATGACAGGTCGTGGTCCATCTACTGAAGTACAATATGCAAATACAGCGTCTCCTTGGATGGGAGCTTTGAGTGGGGGTTTACAAGGAGCTGCTACAGGAATGGCATTGAATCAGAATATTGATACTGCTGATTTAAATAAGAGATTAGCTGAATCACAAATTCAATTGAATCAAGCTAGAGCATATCCTGGTTTGAACCCTTGGTTTGAACAACAAATGCAGGGACAACCCATGCTTTATGAAGGTCAATATTCAAGAGGAATGGGTGCTTAATTATGGGAGTATTTGATAAATATTTTAGAAGGCCAGCCGCTCAACCTGGTGAAATTGATTATTATAAATCACTAGCTGGGGAAAATTTAGATGCAGCAAAAGATGCTCTTGGAATACCAAGAACACAAACACTTTCATCTAAAGAAAATGTATCAACAGAATTAAAATTAATGGACCCAGAAGACCAACTTAAAATTATAAATAAAATACCAACTGCTATAGATCTGGCTTATCCAAGAGCTATTGAATCTCAAAATTATCAAGATCGATTAAAAGATATTTCTGATGCAGAAATAGATGTTTTAAGCAAAGGCTTTTCTTCTCCTGTGGATTTATCACCTGTAATGAGTTTAATTAATGAACTTACTGGAAGTAAATTACCATACAATGCTCCTAAAAATATTGCCTTAGAAACCTTAAAAGGAATAGAAAAAAGAGACGCAGCCGCTAACGAAGAAAATTTATTACGGCATAAAATGTATAATGATTTACTTGATAAAATGGTTGAAAATAAAACTGTTGAGAGATTTTCAGAAAAACAAGTTTTAGACGATAGTAATAAAGGAAAAGAAACTAAAGAAAAGCCAACTCAGGCTGAAATTGATACGGTTATGAAAAAAATGGGCAATCCAAAAAGTTTTATTGAATCTGTCAATTTTGTAAAAAAATGGGCTCGTAAAAAAGATATACCTGGAGTTACTGACATTGGTATTTTAGGCGGCATTGTTCCAAAGGGCGCAAAAGGAAAATTAAAAGAATGGACTGGTGGATCTGAAAAAGAATCTAAAGCTGCTGATGAACTTCAACAAAGGGTTGATGAATTAGCAATCACGTTTGGAATGTCCAATAATCCCTTAGCTAAAGGTAACCCTACTGAAACAGAAAGAGAAAAAATTCTTAGTACTTATGGATTGGGAAGATGGGATGGAGAGTCTTCTTTTAGATCTGGAGTTCAAAGACTTATAAACGATACCATTGCAAATTTAGAAAATGTAGCTAGAACCGACCCAGACGCATACGCTCTTCTTTTAGAAAGAGGAGTTCCTTCTGTTGGTGATATTAAAGCTGCATGGGGTGATGGATTTAAGTCAAAGAAATCCTTTAGTAAACAAGCTGAATTAGATGCTATTAATAAAAGAATAAAAGAGTTAGAGAATAAAAAATGAACAAACAAGAAGAGCTTGAACTTTTAAAATTAAAAGCTACTCAATTACAGCTTCAAAAAGAAGCTGAACTTGAGGAAGATGAAGATGAAATTATAGAAGAGTCTCATCCAGATGTTGATTTTTTAAAAAGAACTGGATTAAAAACTTTTGTAGATAATCCAGAAGTTATTGCTGATAATTTAAAAAAAGAAGGTTTTGACTCAAAAGTTGTTGATGGAGATGTTTTAGTAAAAAATCCATCTGAAAAAGAATGGAGATATTTGGACGCTCCATCAATGGAGCTAAAAGATGTTTCTGACCTTGGTTGGGATTTGGCATCGGGTGCCTTACAATTAGGAGCTGCTGCTGGTACTGGAATACCTTTATTAAAGATGGGACCAAAGGCGGCAATTCGTGGAGGTTTAGCTGCTGAATCTTTAACTGGAGCTGGTTTAGAGCATATAAGACAGAACATCGGTGAGGAAAAATATGGTGATCCATACTCTCAACTAAATGTTGCATTGTCTGGATTACTACCATCAGTTTCTCACGGAGTATTTGGTTCTAGTCTTCCAGAAAAAAAACTTTTAGAAAAAAGTAAAGATTTAGGTTTAAATGAACTTGCTGTAGCTAAAGGTGCTCAAGGCTTGTTGGGTAGATTTTGGAGATCACTTACAAAAAGTAAATGGAAGAAAAACGCTAGACTTCTTGGTATTCCAGAAGATATAGCTGAAGAAGTAATTAAAGATCCGAAAACATTAAAAATGCTACAAAATGCTGATGAATATAGTCCAGAGATGTTAGCAGAAACCAAGAAAAGATTATTTATTGATGTTCCTAAAGAAGCTCTTTCAAATATTGAAAAAGAAATCGCAGCATATACTTTAGAAAAAGATTTAGCAGATGAGGCAGCAAAAAGAGTAAAATTAAGAAAATCACAAAAAAATGTTCTAACTTTAGAATCTGGTTTACTTGGAGAATTAACAAGGAAATTACGAGATCAGGGTCTTGCAAAAGAAACCGCTGAGGAGACAGCTAATAATTTATTAAAAAATGCTCAAGAGTGGGCTGATTATAGAAAATTAATGAAAGCTGGTAAGGCTGGTGACAAAAAAGAAAGAGGGTATATTAAACAGGTTGCTAAGGCTGCTAAAAATGCCTATCTTGATTTTAGTTCTCAATTAGATGATTATTCTAAACTATCACCAGATTTAAAAGAAAAATACAAAACAAGAATTGAGCAATTAAAAAATTTAAGAGACGAGGCTTTAGTTTTTCTTAAAGGTAATGAGGAAGCATTAGAAACACCATCAACATTTGATGTTTCAAATTTAAAAAAGTCTTTATTGGATGAAGCTCAAAGACTTAGAAAAGTAAATACAAAAGATACTATTTCTCAAGCTAAAGCAATAGAAGATATAGTCAATTCTCAAATTCCCAAAAATGGAAAAATTGAATTAAGATATGGAATATTAAATTTTAAAGAAAAATTAAAACAGTCTTTGGGTAACAAGGATCTTGGCTTGAATAAGGGTTTATTGAGAATAGTCGGTGATGAAACCGAAAAAGCATTACAAAACCAATACCCAGAACTTGTTTTAGAGGGTGGTCTTTTAAAGAGATATGGAAGGGTAAAAGATATTAAAAATCAGCTTGCTGATATGTATGAAACTCGCGCTCCAGTAGAATCATTATCAGGAATTTTACATTCCAATGAAGCAAAAAAAGAGCTATCGCAAGCTATGCAAGGGGATATTGATTATTTGTCAGCAGAGGCCTTAGGATTAACTGGTCCAAATAAATTTAATTATGCTGATCAGTTAAGAACTGCCGAGCAACATCATTATTTGGGTAAGCCTACAAGGGGAGCATCAATGGTTTCTCCAGTTAATAAAGAAATTGATCAACCTATGTATGTAAATCCAGTTTATAAAGAATCCGTTTTTGGTGGTCTTATTAGAAAAATACCTTTTGGTTTAACCGACCTTTCAAGACAAGGGTATCGTAATTATTACGGAGAAGATCAATATAAATTTATAACACCTTGGTTAGAAAAGGGAATTAAAAGATCAACACCAATTATTTTAAATAGACCCGAAGGAGAAGAATAAAATGGAAAATGATTTTGAAGTCGAGTCAGCACTAGACACGTTGATGAGAGCAAAGAAGATTCGTAGTGATGCTGAGTTGATGAAAAAAGTAAAAGACTTGGCTGAGAAGAAATCCAAAGAGCTGTCTAGTCTTGACGACTTGAGGGCATTACGAGCCGAGAAAATGGCCGAAGAAGAAGACGAAGAAGACGAAGAAAAAGAAGATAAAAAAGTTAATGTAAAAGTTGTTATCAAGCAGTGTGAGTCTTTGATGACGGAAGAAGATAAAGCTGCTTTACAGGATAAAAAAGAATACGAAAAGAATGATAAAAAAATTCTAAAAGCATTTAGGGAGAGCTAATATGGATGAAGATTTTGTACCTTGGATGAAATTAAATCAGCAACCTGTTTATGGACCTCCAGAACCAGAACCAGATGTTTTAAATCCACTGGGAGAGATGACCCCTGCTGAGAGAGCTGGCAAGCCTACTCCTTGGGAACAAAAGAAGGCTGCCGACAAGACTCAAGTCATGAAGGCTGCTGCTGAACAGATGAAAGCTGAAAATAATTTAATTAAGGCTACTAAAGAAAGAGCAAGGCTTATAATTGAGCCTGTTACAAATAAAGGAGTAAAATAATGGAACAAATAACAGAATTAGTAAATTTAGTATTATCACTTTTACCAGAGAACCCTGCTGTATTGAAAGCACTTGCTGGCTTGATGTCTATACGTCTAGTAGTGAAGTCATATCGAGAAGCAGTTTTGCCAATTGTTAAACAGCTTATTAAAAGTACTCCAACTAAAAAAGATGATGAATTATTAGATAAAGTTGAGAAGTCAAAAGGTGCTAAAGTTTTGGCATTTGTCTTAGATTTATTATTTAGCATTAAACTAAAATGATGTTATTGCTGACTATTTTAAAAGCTTTAGTATTAGGCTTGCGTCTAATGGAAGCTGCTAGAAAGTCTGGTAGAATAGAGTTAATAGGGGAATTAAACCGTGAGATTAGTAGTATTAATAAAGCAAAAACTCCAAAGGAACGCAGAGAAATTGCTTATCGTATTACTAATCTCATTAACAAATTGTAGCTCGTTTAAACAGCATAATCTTGATGTAGAAGTTTGTGTTATAGAGAAAAAAAAAGTCTATTGCCCTGTAAGCAAGGTCAGCGTTTCACACCAGACATCAGGACAAGATTTCTTAGCTATAAGTATTGAAGATATGATCGAGATTACGGAGGCATTAGGTAATGAGCCGTGAACCGATTAGCGAGAAAACTTCTATTACTATTGGCGTACTTGTTATTGTTGTTGGCGGCATTTTTTGGCTTTCTAGCGTGGCTTCTGAAACATTTAGCAACTCCGAAAACCTTAAAGAATTAAAAGGCTTCATTTATAGTGAACTGTTGAGAATAAACAATAAACTAGACTATATTATGGAGCGATTGCCTCAAAAATAAGTCCAGACTAAATTTGCTATTTCTCTTTGTCCATTCTGTGATGGATGAAACATATCAACTTTTGAAATAGAGTCAGATGTAAAATAATAATCTGCCATAGCTTCCATGAAGGTTACATTTTTATATTTCATTGATATTTTCTTCAATTCAGTATTGTAGTCTATGCGTCTAAGTTCAGCTTCTTTATTATCTTTTTTAAGGCCTGTTTTACAATAGCCCATATATTTCCAAACTCTGGGAGCTTTGACTCCTATGACATTTCTTTTATCTTTTAACATGTCATATAAGTCAGTGACTCTTAAAACAGGTAGTAGATATATTTTTGACTTAGGAAATTCTTTTACAATTAATTCCATATACGCAGCATAAACTGAAACAGGTGTCATTTTACTTTCATCATCTGCGCACACATCATTTTCACCAAGTGATATTATTAAAATATCGGGAAGATCCCCATTCTTCTCAGCCCATTTCTTGATGGCTGGTACTTGAATGTACCAAGCATCTTCGGCGTCATGGCCTGGATAGGCAGAGTTATGTTTCCTAACTTTGTACCCTTGCTGGGCCAGACGCTCAGTTATTGAATAAGATTTTTCTCCAGTAGACCACGCATCTCTTTTGTCTCTTACAAAAGACATAATCCATTTTTTAATTTTTGATGATTCTTTAGGAGGAGCTGATGTTAATTTAGCCCCTTGAGTTCCCCCAAACACAGAATATTCAATGGAGTCTCCTATAACACCTACATATAATGTTTTTGCATCTGCAAACGCCACTGTTACGGCCATTAATATACAAGCTATTATAAGTGCCCATTTTTCAGTTCTTGTTAATTCTTCATTCATTGCCCTAGACTATCGTAAGGCTTTGACTCCTGCAATTGGCAATAGATTTGTCCATTGCTAAAAACGCAAACGGCAAAATGTTGCTGTCTTCTAAAAATTAAATGAAGCAATAAAAGTGTAATGACTGATAGTATTATTTTATAGAACTTCATTTCTTAATTATATTACCCTTGGTTTTTAAATTACAGTGGACGTGAGAGCATTGTATATTATTTAAGTCAAAAAAAAGTTGGTGTGGATCTTTAGAGTTTAACCATGCTTCTTTGTGATCAATGTGAAAATCTTCATTTTCAGTTATTTTTTGATTACATCTATAACAAACAAGATTAAATACTAAATCAAAGTACTTTCTTATAATGCTCTTTTTTAATCTATTTAAAGCTGTCGAGAAATTTATTCCTAATCTTTCATTTCTTTTCAATCCGTATTCTCGCCATTTTCTCTGCTTCGCCAAAGTAATGCCCCCTTCTTAAGTAGTAGAGATCATTGTTGTTTATAACTGTTACGTGAGTCTGAGCATCTAGGACAAAATCTTCTAGTAATGAAAATCCATCGTCTGTTAAAAAACCTTTTTTATTCACTACTTTATAAACAAACAGGTATATGTTTGGTCCAATGTCACAGTCGCCTACTACATAGAAAGACCTAGTTCTATTAGAGGCCCGAAGTATCATATATTCATTGTCGCACATATATTTTTGACCGCATAAGCATGGTGTCAGTCAAATATTTGATACAAAAAGGGGGTATTATTGAGTTATGGCAGACTTTTCATTTAAAAGAAAACCTAGATCAAAAGTAAAGACCATTAGAATAGGTCGCTCTGATTACAAAATAATTCAATGCCTAAAAATAGTGCTTGATGGAAGAGATTGCTACGGTGTTTGTGATAATCAATCTAAGTCAATTTATGTCATGTCTATACAAGACAAGACGTTTGCTAAAGAAGTACTATTACATGAGATTTGTCACGCAATACTAGAAGAGTCTGGAGTACACGCGACGGGTAATATATCACAAGACACTGAAGAAGTGATATGTGAGGTAATGGCAAAAAACTTGGCAAACATTACTGTCTAGTCGTAGGAGGATAGGTCTTAATATTGGTATACACAGGACCATCATCTAAATGTTTATTGCTCCTTGAATTTTTATATCTTTTTTTACCAAAAATAGCTTCTTCTGGAGTCATTCCATACTGATACATTCTAGTTCTAAAACTTTTTACATTTATTTTAAAATATCTTGCCGCATCTGAAATTGAAATAAATTTCATTCCTAAAACTTCTATTGATATATTTCTTCTTGTATTATTACAATTTTCTTTATTAGTAACCCATCTACAATTTGATGGTTCATAGTTTCCATCGTTATTAATTCTATCTAATCGTAATTCTTTTGGCCTTATTCCCATATCTTTTACAAAGTTTTCAAAAATATGCCATCGCTTGCATACTTTTATTCCTCTTCCACCATAGTTTTTATAATAAGATCTTTTTTTCTGATAACACCTTCTCATCATGTCTTGCCAAGTGTACCAAGTTGGAGAATGGCTTAATCCGTGAGTTTTTGCAGGCATATTATTGTAATTTATTAACCTCTACTAAATGATCTAAATCATGTTTATAAATATGCCAACAATGGGATCCTTCTTTGTTTAATGGCGGTAGTTCTGGCGGTAAACCGATTGGAGATTCTGCGCATACTCCATCATGCCTTCCTTTTCTATAAGAGCTTCCTGTATTAGAAAGAAAACAAGTGTTTCCTGACATCTGACATTTTTCTTGATCAAACTTCCATTCGCCGTTTTCCATCCTTGTGTTGTAATACCATTTTATTCTTTTGTAATATTTTGTATCCCAAGGAATAGTTAAAGAGGCCTTACCATTTGTATTAGTTTTCCATTGAGCTAATTTAGAATCAGAGCCCTGCATCCATATAGTACAATCTAAATTACTTCTTTCTCTAGCATTTCTAGCGCTTGATCTACTTAACCCAGTGTAAAAAAAACAAACTTTCTGCCCTTTATGTAGATTAAAACTTTTTGCCATTGTTCCACCTGCCTCAAGATTAGATAATGTTTTTACTGTTTGGTATGAAGCTCGGCAATAGTCCCATGTTCCTACTATCCAAGAGCCATCGGATTGTTGGGCGGCCATTGCAAAGTTTCCACTTAATCCATCAACAGCAGGTTCATAAGCCTTGCCGTCTATTGAACTCATTAATTTCATACCTTCAATAGAATTAATTTTAAAATTACGTGTTACAGGCCAGTCGGCAACATCTTTAGTTATTCCAATTTCTGGACCACCCCATTTAGAGACATTTTCAAATATTTCATCTTCAGGATTTGAAGACCCACAATTCTTAAACTTCCATCCTTCTTTTCTCACCCCCATGTTATCGGAGTAACAAAGCTTAGAGCCGTCTTTTTTTGTAGCTACAATTTCAGCAACGCCGTAATGAGACCCTGCTTTTGAAAACGTCCAGTGATAGCGTCTGCCATTTGGAAGCTCTTCATAATTTGTTTTATCTCTTCCTTTCTCGCCTTTTACTGTAACAGATGAGAATTGTCGCAAGTATTCACACGACAACACTAAAACCAATGTTCCACTAGTATCAGAGATTGGTTTAATTAAATTAGTGCGCGATCCATTTGTTGAACAACCTTCGGGATCTGGCTCAGGTTCATTCTCAGGAATGTCAGTAGTGTCGTATAAAATACCACTGCGATCATCTCGCATAATAAGCCAACGTGTCTCGTCTATACATTTATCATAGTGATTAAACGGAATGCCTAGCGCCCAAGCCATCATCAAAGAAACTGCCCTACCTTCAGCTTGATGAGCTGATTCATTTTTCACATTGTTAAAATCATTTATTACTTGAAATGAATAAGAATTAGCTTCTGAATTTGTGACAGATGCTTCCATATAATTTTCTTCATAAGCTAGAGTTAAGTTTTTGCCCTTGAATGTTTTTGTAGAAGCTAAAGTGTTATAGAACATTTTATAGTCTTCTTTTTTAAACTGAGTTTTTCCACAAGTGTTTAAATGATTAACCCAACCGCTAACAGAGGCTTTTTGCTCCTCTGTTCCATTAAACCACTTAGGTTTAAGATTGCCCATTGCAAAAGCGTTTATAGATACAAATAGTGTACAAAGTGCGTAAATTTTAAGTAAAATCATTTGATAGTGTCTCCAGTAGTTAAAGAAAAATTGTTTGCAGATGTTCCATTTGAATAAGTCCATGTTGGATAGTATTTTATACCATCGTTCTTACACATAAAATCCCTCAATACGTTATATAAGTCTATTGCTTCTTGAGGACTAAGAACAATTTCTTTTTTACCAATAACAAGTGTTAAATCTTTTATCTTAACTAAAGTCATCTAATACTCCTTCATCCTTTAATAGCTCGACTAGTTTCTCTCTGACTTCTTCTATCGTCAACTCCGATCGGTCACGATATTTTGATTCACTTCGCAGGTAGTTAAATAATTCATGAATAACATAATGATATTTACTGCCGTTTATGGAGGATTGATATTCGTCGTTTTCTTCTGGTAGGTTAAATATTATTTGGATTGTTGGCATAATTACCCCCACTGTCTGGCCATAGCTTCAGCAATTCCTTGATATGTTATTGATCTAAGTTTTCCACGGTCTGGACTTGGCGGAAGTTTATGAAGTCTTTGTTCTCTTCCTTCTACAATCTTCGTCGGCTTCAATGGGGGCAAATATTTCAACCAAAGACATGTTGCTTTAGTTTCTCCATGACCAAATTGCCAAGGCTGAATAATTTGAGTTTGCTCGATCCCCCCAATAAATTGTTTTGCGTATTTGTGCATGATCGGGTTTTCAATTGCGATCTTTGGAATCCAATGTTGATGCATTAAAAATCTGAAAAACTCCGCAGCTTCTTGCAGTTTTTCATAGCGTTCTTCATTATCTTTGAGCCAACAAACGCCGCTATTACAAAGATAAGTACAGGGGGGATGTGCGATCATTAAATCCCATTGCATTGGTGCCGTTTTTAGAACTTTCCTAATGTCATCTTGTATATGGAATCTTGAGCCATCTTCACTCGGCAAAATGTCGCACGACCAAGCATCGTGCCCGCGCTTTGCAAAAGCCTCTCTGACTACGCCTGAAAACTCACAAGCTACAAGAACCTTCATAATTTCTTAATCGAATTTAACGTATAATCTAAAATTTGTCCTGCTGATTCAACTGAAAGCTTATCTTCTTTTCCTAGTAAAATATCCAAAGCGTAATCTATACCATCTAAAATCTCTTTGGTATTTGGATTAGCAGGGTCTAAAGTGCCTTTAATAAGTCCTTTTGACGTAGACAGTTTACAAATAACTTGAGCAATAACCCAGCTATCTTCAATAGCTTTTCTATGTTTCATACATCCCCTAACTTCACTCCTATTCGTTTAAGCCTTTTATAATTTACAAAGAAATAAGTGCGAGTTTCTGACTCTATAGCATTAATCTGTGAATAATAAAATATTATCTGATTTGTTTCAGGTATGTACCAAACTTCTTCGACTTCTACTGACATGATTTATTTCCACTCCAATATTTCCAACAATCTATTTCCCCACTCTGGGAATTCTTTTACTATCTCACTGGCTTTCATTGGAGAACCGTCTAATCCTGCTTTTCTTAAAGCAATTCTACATCCCTCAGAACAAGCACCTGTTAAAAGCCTAAACTCATTTAATGTAATCTTTCTATCTTTACCTTCTAATTGAATTTCAGATTTTAAAGATTCCATAGAAGGTCGTCTTTTATCATCTTTCCATATAGCGTCAGAAATAGCTTGTTCTAAAGTTTCTCCATGAGCACAAAAAGGTAGATTATAAAGTGTTACGAAAAATTTCTTTTTTCCTTTAACACTATATTGTTCAACTGTGTGTCCATCTCTAGTTATTTTTATTTTTGGTGGAGAATCAATTATCTCCTCCAACCCATCTCTATAAAATATCATTTCATCACACCATAGCCAGAGCCATCGCCATAGCCATAGCCATCGCCATAGCCATAGCCAGAGCCATAGCCAGAGCCATCGCCATAGCCATAGCCATCGCCATAGCCATAGCCAGAGCCATAGCCAGAGCCAGAGCCATCGCCATAGCCAGAGCCAGAGCCAGAGCCAGAGCCAGAGCCATAGCCATAGCCAGAGCCAGAGCCGTCTATTAAAATATTGCTCATTTTTGAACAAATCCTTCTAGACTTTTATATGCATCATCTGTCATTTCCGCAACCTCTAATCCATTAGGGTTTTCAATTAGAACACTTTTTAATCTTGCTCCAATTTGATGTTGAGCATCTGGTTTTAAACCATTAGCTGCAATATCAGAAATTGAGCCAGTTTTATCACGAGTATAAACTCTCCAAAGACGATAAGCATTTTTTAAAATAATCGTTGTTCCTTCTAAACTTTCAACTATTCCTGCGTGTACTCCTGCAATATTTGCTCTCACTATTACTTTTTTACCTATCATTTTATTTTCCATAATTTCTCCTTCTCTAATTTATCCACTTCGCACATCGCTTGACGTGCTGTTATACATTCACTGTTATCTTGATCTGCGTAATATTTAAGTGCTTTGTGCATAACCTGATTCTGCTTTTCTAGTTTATCCAACAAGGAGCGATCTCTTCCACACATAGAACACTTATCTCTTAATTTCATTGGCACTTTAATATGATCTAAAAACTCATTGCATACATCATCCATATTATCCCCCGTTTCACGAGAGATCATAGCTTCGTCGTTTGTCATAATTCTCCTATCCTGAGATATCTTTTATAATGACCGTGACCCTGACCGTGACCCTGACCATGACCATGACCGTGACCGTGACCCTGACCGTGACCGTGACCGTGACCATGACCATGACCCTGACCGTGACCCTGACCCTGACCGTGACCCTGACCATGACCATGACCCTGACCGTGACCCTGACCCTGACCGTGACCCTGACCCTGACCGTGACCCTGACCGTGACCATGACCCTGACCACTCCCAACCAATTCGATTGAGTGTTTGATTAATCATTTTTGCTCCGAAGGTAATTTATGCCCAAATTCAGTAACATCAATTAAAGATGACAAAGGAATATGTACATCTCTCTGAAAGGGCTCAACTTCGTTTGCCTTTCCTTCTTTTAAAAAGTCGTAAAATCTTCCAGTATCAGCGATCCAAGCTGCGTTTTCTAAAGTTAGAAATTGCCCACATACTTTCTTAAGCTTCCCAGTATAATAAAGAGTTACTGTCCTAATAAAAACATTTTTACCTGTCTCTATTGGAAAATCACTAACACATGATTCACCGTCTAATAGTTTAGATAACTCAATTACCTGTTTTATTTTTTCTATATTCATAATTCTCCTATCCTCATATATTTTTTATATATTAAACACATTTCTCACACCTAACTCTTAACCAATTTCACAGGCAATCCATACTTTTTGATAATTTCATCGAGTGTCATATAACTCTTTCTCCAAAAAATCTTTGTACTTGCTGTAAATAGTATTCGCGTCGCTACCTTTAGCATCTTCACTATCAAGCCATGTAAATAAAAACATTAATTCGTTTAGAAATGCGTGATTATCTCTAAGTGAAACACGTTCTTCGTATCCCCATCCACCAAAATTCTTTATAATATAAACTACATCCTTCACTTGTCGCTTATTAATTGTCATATCTTATCTCCCAACTTCTGCTGAGTCTTCAATATCTCTTCTAGGCTTGGATTTAACTTCATGCTCATATCATCTAACGCCTTCTTGTATCCTGCTTTAAGAATATTAATTACTGTTTTCATCTCATTAAAAGGAGCTGCTATATTATGAGATAACTGCCTATCAGCTTCTTGTTTAAACCACACTTCTAGTTCATTCATTTACTTATTCTCCTAATTTTGTAATTTATAATTTTCTTTTTCATATTCTAAAGTAATCGATAAAACCTGTTCAAATGATATTCCAAAATCTAAGCAAAGTTGTCTCATTGTTTGAACAAGAAGAGAAATCGCTACAACACTTGTCATGTCACGTACTTCAATCTTTGTATTTCCACTTTCCTGAAAGTCTATTAATATTCCTCTATCCATTATTGCACCTTTATATACTCTGTACTTTTTGCTCTGTACTGTTCTAAATCTAAACCCTTTAATTGTGGAATTGCCTTATAATTAATATTGCCCTTTCTCTCGACACGACTAAACTTCAGTCCACAAGTATCAAGAGCGTTTAAACCAGTCTTTTTAAATTCTTCTTTAATTTCATTATCAATCATTTCAAATTTAGCATTAACCTCGTCTAACTCAGCCTTTACTCTTTTGTATTCATAAGCAAGCTCGTTTAAACGAGTCGTGACGTGTTCTGAGTCTGGTTCTGTCATACTTTCTACATGACCCCAGAATTTAATAGCAGCAGCTATCATTTGGTTTTCAATATCAAGATCGCGTTCAATTTCTATGTAATGGGTTTCATCACCTTCAGGCCAGTATGATACGTAAAGGCCGTGTTGTACGTTGGCACACATCATGTTCCATCTGAGTTGCATTTCATAAGACTCTGGAATTTCCATTAAAGAAGCCATGATGTTTTTATCTTTACCAACAGTTTTAATTTCAAGCACACATCCTAATTCAGACAATCCATCTAAATTTGCGGCCATGAAATCATACTTATTAGACTTAACAAAACAGGGGGGGAATTTTGTTCCGTATTTTTCTTCTGCCCACTCTCTAATAATAGGCTCTAAGTTATTACCTGTCATGACGTGTGGTAAATGAGAAATGTCTTCAGGCTCAACCTGCCCCGTTTTCTCAAGCCACAATTGTTTTGCAGTTTTATATTGGCTTACACCCATGATGGCTCCTATATCAGAACCACCTATGTATCGTTTACGTTCCTTGATTTGTTCCTTTGTTAACATACCTTTCACTATCCCTTTCTTTAAAGTAAACTTCTATACACTCTTCTAGTGTCCTGACAACAAAATAATTTATTCCAAGCGAATTAATTTTTCTCTCAAATCCCTTTTGCTCTTGGCTCTGTTTTCCGCTTCTACGTTTAAATTCGATGAAGAACATACGGCCTTCTCCAATGAAGACCATTGCATCTGGAGTGCCTGAAGGCGAATATTTATTTTTTCTAATTCTACTCCCAATCTCTTCAGAGTAAGGTGCAGAGTTGTCGATTTTAATTGCAAAAGTCGTGTCTTGTCGGTTGAGCCAGTCAAGACATTCGTTTTCGATTTGTTTTTCACTTGTTTCCAAAACTTTCTTCATTCTTAATCTTTTTGTATTCTTTCAATAAATACAATAAAGCATTAAGTTCATTTTTGTCATAGGTGAATTGTGGATTTTCGTTGACACGTTCTGCCAGCTTTCCAATTCTTCGCATTATAATTTCAAATGCTCTTTTATCGTTCATCTCATCTTGCATTTTTAACCTCTAGTATTTTAGGATACTTGTCTTTATAAGACACAAGCACATCACTAACCTTGCTTTCATAATATGAATTAACATACTTCATGGCGTCTTGAAAAGTATTAACGCTTTCTATTCCTATTCTTCTAAACTTTTTAATAATATCCCAATCAAAAACATAATCATAAAATGGTTTTGATCCAAGACCTTTTGGCCTGAACTCTAACCGAAGACATTTTGCTTTTGGTCCTATGTGGAGTTTTATTCCAATTCTATTGGATACACTAACCCACTCGTCACTTAAATCTACAGATAACGGAGATAGGGTACTTGCTTTAGTAGTTAAGTTATCACTTGTCTTCTCAAATACATGATTGCACTCTGGACATGACGCGACGGCTGATGGGACATAAGTAAGGCACATTGGACAGAATTTCATAGGAGCTGAATCTTGAATTATCTTGGCTCCACGACCCCCCCCTTGTCTTACTATAGGCTGATCAAGAGATCCGCAGTTTTCTATTACACGCCCATAATCCAATATCAGGCAATCTTTTTTTCCATTACTTAATCTTAGTCCACGACCTGCCGCTTGAACCCAAACAACACTTGATCTTGTTGGTCTAAGCATGACTAAACAATCTATTATTGGGGAGTCTAAACCTTCTATAAGCATCTGTACTGAAACTGCATGGCGAACTTTTCCTTCTGAAAAGTCTTTTATGTTTTGAATATTATTCTTTTCTTCACTTGTAATAAGAACACTTGTTTCAAAATATTGAGTTAATTCATTTTGAACCATTTTAGCATGTTTAATGCTAGAGCATATCCATGCTATTGCTTTTCTGTCTTTTGCTCTTTCTAATACTTCCTTAACTTGCTTAACTACTTTTTCATTTCTCTCGACTACATTAAGCAATTCTTTAATGTCATAGTCGCCCATTTTTACGGTAACATTTTTTACATCATAGGCTTCATGACTTGTCTTTACGACTGGTTTAACAAGCCATCCTTCTTCTATCATTTCCTTTAGATCTTTTTTATATGTTAGTGAATCAAACATTTTATTTTTTCCGTAAAGAAAACCGTCTGACGACCTCCAAGGAGTAGCTGACACTCCAAGTATTAATTTTTGTCTTTGTAAAAACCTTTGGTAAAGACTTGTCGTTTGAAATGTTATTCTTTGACACTCATCTATAATAACCAAATCATACGTGTGGTCTTTAACTGACTGTACTGTGGCTATTGTTATTTGAGCGCCTTCTTCTTTTCTTCCAAGAGAAGCACAGACTACTCCGACTTTTTGAGAATCAAATATCTTAGCAATTCGTTTAAACGTCTGGTCTAACAGTAGAACTCTGTTAAGAAGAATACATATCTTTGCATTAGGATTATCTTTTAAAAACTCCTGACAGATAAAGAAAAAACACTCTGTCTTTCCTCCTCCGCATGGAAGCATTAGAAGAGCGTTCTTATTCTCACGTAGTCGCGACATGACGGCTGTGGTCGCGTCTTGTTGGTATGGTCTTAGTGTGAGCATATTAACATTCTTGTACTATTGTTACAAAAACTCTTTGGTCACATTTTCTACAAATTGCTTCTCTTTTTTTTCGACCATGAGAATTAACGAGATTAATTTGAATTAATTCCTCGTGTTTACAGTCTGGAATGCTTTTCATTGCATCGTCCATATCATTTTTAAAAGACAAAATGAAATCATCATAATCACATTCAAATGTTTTGACGTGACGATCTCTTGATCTAGCTAAAAAAGTTCCATCTTCTAACATTGTTTCTATGTAATAAGGTTTTCCTTTTCTTGAAATCCTTGTTACATAAAAAGGAAGTTTTTTTCCGTTATTATTATATAATGTGTATAAGTCTGCCATTCTCTTTACCTTTCAATTGTGGAGCCGTCGTTTAAACGGCTCCATTAAAACTATTTACTTCTTTAAAAAAGATTGAATCTTTGGACGTACAACGCCCATGTTGTCTTCTTCACTCTTAATTTTAACCAAACATCTTGCTCCACAAAGTTCCATTGCTTCGGTAGGAGTTTTATTTGCTAAGTCTGAAAACTCAATAAACTGTTTTAGTTGTCCTAATCCAATTCTCTGAGCAACAGCATTGCTGTTTACAGTATTAAAGTAATGATAAATCTTATTACCATGCTCTTCAACTTTGAAGACGCATTTAATAGCTTCTCCATTTTTAGTTAGCTTTTCTTCTGCCTCCTCACAAACAACGGTGTATGTACCGTTTTCTAAAGAACCAGGTAGTTTAATTTCATCAAGTTTTGGTAGTGCCATTTTATTTTTCCTTTCTTATTTTAGATAACAATAAACCCAAATCTACAGGCTCTTGAGGAGCCAACTTTCCACCTCTATTTTTTGCCTTAACAGTAGCCAACGGCTCAGTCTGTAAATATCTCTTCCCGTCTACATCAACTGTCAAGCGTAATATTAAATCAAATGCAGGTACCAGAAAATTCGTTGCAGCATTGCCTGGTAAACTAGGACCGTAGAAACGTCGTGACATTTCATCCTTGTCCAAATCCTCAAGGCACAAGAAAATAACATTATATGCAGGATTGTCTCTCATTGCTTTTATGAAATTAATTTGATCCTGTCCTATATTTCCCCAGACCTCGAAAGTTTTTGCCTTGTCTGTAATTTTTGATTTCCAGTAATTAGCAATAATTTCTCCGATCTCAGTTAAAGAATCAACGGCAATGTTTTCATATTTTTTCTTTGCCTCATCGGTATCAAGATATTTAACAATGTCGTTTAAACGCGCTATTCTTTTTTCTGCTGGTAAAACCTTACCGTCGTCACCAACAGCTATGTCTACATAGTCAATCTTGGTCCCTGCTAATGACAAAAGACCAGACTCAGCACTTATTACAAGTGTCTTGTCGTGTGGTAGTGTCTTGATGGAAGTAGTCTTGCCACTTCCTGAAGTTCCATAAATCACCATTTTTATTTTTTGTTGGTGAGTGTTTTCTGTACTTTGAATTTTCATTTTTCAAGTTCCTCTCGCGTCATCTCAACGCACCATTTTAAATAGTGAGCATGACTTTGGGCACTTCCTAAGTGTGAATGTGCCTTCGTGTATTGACTATTAAAGTCTAGTGCAAAATTTAACTCTGCCAAAGTCTTTTCAATCTCTGGAACAATGTTTTTAATCTGCTCTAACTTTGCAATCATTTCTTCTTGTGTCATAATTATTTTTTCCTTTCTAAGTTTCCTTGCTTGTTTTTTCATAATAAGTGTATCATATTGAATGAGTCAACAAGAAAGGAAAATAATTTTATGACTAAACGCAAAACTATCGGTGGGCTTAAGTTAATTAAGTATTTAGAGAGAAAGGATTTAAAAATAACCAAGTTTTTTGAGCAGAACATGGACGTTGCTTATAACAATTTTTACGGATGGCTTAACGGTGCATTTATGCCGTCACTAGACGCTGCCGTTAAGATACAAGAGTTGACAGGTGGCTTTGTTCGCTGTGAAGACTGGGTTAATTATGACAGCAATTAAGAGTTTCTTTAAAGAATTAGCTCCTGAAGTTCACTCTATGGGCTACTCTTTAATTCCAATTCAGAAAAGACAAAAAACACCTCAGAGTTTCATGTCTAACTGGCAACATTACTCTTCTAATTTACCAACAGAGGAGGAGATAGATGATTGGTGTTTACGTGCCCCAGGTTCCAATATTGCCCTAGTGTGTGGTAAGGCATCAAACATAATTGTCATAGATATTGACGACAATGATTTAGTTTACAATTCGTTTATTCCAAAGTCCCCCTTGGTTCGCAAAGGAAAAAAAGGTGAAGCGCGTTTTTTTCAATGGAATAAAGATTTAGAAAATTTCAGTGTGGCTGGTAGATTAGATTTTTTAGTAAACAATAAATATATTTTAATTCCGCCCTCCGTTCATCCTGAGACTGGTCAAGAATATTACTGGTCGGGACAATTCAAGTCTCTTTGCCCCGCTTCTGAATTGCCAGAATTAACAGTAGAAGCCGTTGAGAGAATCAAAGACAATTTAGATAAGAATAGAATTTTATCAAAGATCAGTGGACGAAACAACAAACTAAAGGCCGTTGCATCGGCGTGTTTAATGAATCACAAGAGTGTAGACGAGACAATTGACGAAGTGATTTTTTACGACGAGACTTATCACTCAAATCAGTTATTCAAAGATGTCGATGAGCCTTATTTTAAAAAGACGCGTGATCAAAGAGAAGCGGCTAGAATTTTCGTTGAGTCAATTGCCAAATCTTTAAATGTCGAGATTAGTGACGAGCTTCCCATTATAGAAATGCCAACGCAAGGAACTAAAGAAGACACTATCATCAACTTTCCAAAGCCCATGTCAAATATGTTAAACAAGATATATAGCACTGTCATGTCTAAAGCAGAATATCCAGTTGACTCTATTGCTTTGATTTCTGCTTTAGGTGTCGTGTCGGGTATGATCGGCAATCGCTTTGCTTTTAAGAATACTAACGGTCAAGTTACGTGTGGTAATTTGTATCAAATGGTTTTAGCTCCGACTGGCTTCGGTAAGAATTTAGCTTATAAAACGGTCAATCAAATAACAGAGCGTTTAAACATTGTGGAGTCTATTAAGAAGACGGGCACCGCTTTGGTAACGGATTTGTCTAGTAATCGCGAGAGGTTATACCTTGTTGACGAGATGTCGCTGCTTTTTGAAGGTATGAGCGGTAAGAATATAAGTGTAGAAAAGTCGGCACTGGAGGATGTGTTAAACCATGTGTTTTCTCAGGCCGATGATTTTAGTACTTTCACTTCATCAAACAATTCAAAGAAGGATGGAATTAAAACAAGGGTTGCTAATGCTCACGTGTCTATAGTAGGCGCGTCGACAAAAGAAAAGATGCTACGTGTTTTGTCTCGCAGTATAATCACGTCTGGATTATTGCCACGTTTTTTAATGTTTAATCAAACAGCAGGTGATATGTATGGTCGTGACTCTAAAAATCCTTTTTTTGATTTCACAGATGATCTTAAACATGAAATAAAAATATTTAGTGAACAGTTTCCTATTGAGCGAGACAAGTCATTAGTACCTAACGAGTTAGCGGTTAAATTTAGATACTTGGTGCCAAGTAAGGAAGCTAGTGATTTTTTAGTTAATGAAAAGTATTTTGAACATGAATTTAAGAAAGAACAAACTGGTGCTCATTCATGGGAAGTAGATTTTCAAGTTAGACGTTGTGAATTAATCATCAAGCTTGCAATGATTGACGCCATTTCTGATGGAAATTATCACACTGTAGAATTGCATAATCTTTTATGGGCACGTAGTGTTTTTAATTTTCACATTGATAGTATTAAGACCATAGTACCTAATTTAGTTTCATTAGATATTGGCGAGTTAAAGATGCAAGTTTTAAGTTATGTTAAAGATAAACAAGTCGTGACGGCACGGGACGTTTTGAGAAAATTTAGAAGTCTAAATGCTAAAATAAGAAATGAAATAATACTTGATTTAGTTTTGGGTGAGAACATTGTTAAAAAAGAGGCCAAGAATGACCTTGGCCGTCCTAGTGTGACTTATTACTTCAAGTCATGGTTTTAAGGCACGTTACAATAATCAACGTCTTGTTCCCATCCTCGATGATACTTGTTTAGTAGTCTCGTAATGGCTTTAGAGTTATAAAATTCAATTCTACCGACAGTTAAGGTTTCCCAGATTATATGGTCGCCGTATGAAGTGCCCGAAGCATCCCAATATCGTCCTTTTTTATCTATTACAGAATACGTGACGTGACATGACTCCGTGTCGTCGTCGTTATAACGGCAGTAGTCGCGATTTAGTTGTTTATAGTCGGTCATTGTCTTGTCCTCAATTCCATTATTTCTATTTGTTCCTCTGCATACCATTTACCATCACTACCTAATTTTTGTATCTGCAATCTATAGCTAGGCTTCATTAGTTTATTTATTATTTGATATCCAAGTTTAAAATATGTCTCAACACTTGGCCCCCATTCACTTTGTGTCGTGTCGTCTGTAATGTCGCTTTCTGGCCACCAAGTAGTGCGTATTAATGTGTTTTTTGATATCATTGTCTTATTACCTTTCCACGTTTAACCAAAGCAACATTAAAGCATATTTAACCATATTGTTAACTTCGTCGTCAGTTAGTGCTATTTTTTCCTCGTGTGTTAGTTCATTTATTTGTCTCATTTCTTAATTCCTTTCTCTATAAATTTGTGTCTCAGTATAGCCTTTTTGCATTAAGTTTTGATTAGTTATATACATGTTATGCCAGAAATACCCGTCAATGACATCGGTATATTTATTAAACTTTATTCTCTCAAATATTTCATTGACCGAGTCGGCAAAAAACACGTCATCAATTATATTAATCGTCCATTGTAGTCTATCGTTTAGTTTTTTTATTTTTAAGATCATAAATTATTCCATTCCTTTCAAAAGATAGTATCTGTGCCATTCAAGAAAATCTTTTTTGGTTATATTCCCTTTATTAAAACCAAACTTTTCCCATTTTGCTTTTTTAACCAAGTTAAGCACAGCTAGTGTCGTGCCAAGTTTTTCAATATTCCAATTGTCATTAAAACATGCTTCATTAGTGTTTTGATGTTTAATTGCATTATTAAGATACTTGCTAAAGTTTTTCATAAACTAAAGTCATCCACAAAGTAAAATAATAAACATATAAAAATAATCATCATAATCATAAACTTATTTCTCCTCTTTTTAATTCCTTCATTCCACCAAACAAGTCTGTAGAATAAATGCCTTCTTCTACAGTGCCCACGCGCTCAACAAGCGCCCATTTCCCTCGTAGCTTTATTTCTTTAAGTTTAGGCACTGGGTCTATTTTATCATGGTCAAGTCGTGTCTCGTTATGACGTGACAGGTAGACAATATCAGTCTTGGGTTTACGGTTACGGCCAAAAATGCCGTTGACGTGTAGATAGTAACAGTATACTTGTTTTTTCATTTTATTATCTCCTTTATATCCATTGTAAATTCAGTGCCGCATAGACAAGTCGGAAGTCCTAAAGACACCCATTGCTTTGTCACGCGTATTGTATACCCACAACTAGTGCACTCGGCCTTTAGTAAGCGTGTCCCCTGCTTCTTAGTCCCTGATAGACTAGGCATTAACTCAGCATGTGGATACTCGCCAATGTCTTTGACAATAGACTGTAGTCGTGTCGTGAGTTCAGGGCTCGCTACTGTTTGGGTCATTTTACCTGTCAAGCCTACGGCTTGGGCACAGCGTTTAAACACTTTGTTATGTCCTTCCTTAACGCCAACGACTGCATGACATATTTCATGCAATAAAACATCAAGCACTCTTAATGAGTCATCTATGACAGGGCTGATGAATAGCTGATTTATGCCGTCTTTGGCTGCCTCATTAGACCAACATGAACCGATTGCTTTATAACCCTTTCTGCTGCCCGTGAAGCCCGTTGATACGCGTACCGTAGGCACGTGGTATCCTTTAGACATGAAATGCGGTGTAAGGGCTTGTGTGGCCTTTAGTAGCCATTGTTCACGTGTAGTGTGTTGTCTAGTCATACACTCCCCCTTATAGCTATCATTGCCAGAGCTGTAATTATTGCCGCAGTTAGTGTTTGAAACATAAATAGAGTCATGTAGTGTGTGTCCTTTCTTTTGTGTAGTCTCGTGTCGTGACTACCCTTTCATAAGGGTAATGTAAGCGTGACTTATGGAAATGTCAACAAGTAATGTTTTAACAAGTGAGCGGCGCGTAAATGTGGTCAAGTCGTGACGGGAAAACAATAGTTTAGAGTTTTGTCCTTTTGTCCCGCGTGTTCTATATACATATGTATACCCTTAGGCAAAAAATGACAAAAGTATATTTATATAATATTATATATTTATGTATTATATATATACATTAATTATTATATATAAATATATATTATTACTAAGACTTTTTTTTTGTCCGTTTTTTGTCGTACTTTTGTCCCAAAACGGGACAAAACTACACCGCGTTATCAACTACTTACGAGACTGCACTTTTTTTGTGCACTTTTTTGTGAATAACTTTTGAATTTTGTCCTTTGTCCGCATTTTGTCCCAAGGACAAAAGTATTTTGACCAATGCGTGCCGCGTCGAAAATAGCGCTTGACATAAAATAGCATTTAGGACCTGTCATGACTACACAATACCCTTGTTTGCTAAACTCCTCTGCGCTCACCGATCAGGTGTTCACTCGTAATGCTGCCGACGCGTCATGAGAGAGCTCAGGTGTTAGGAGAATTACTTACTTGTTGTCTGGATTTATATATATTTTATGGGGGGGGTGGGGGGCAAGGATAGTGATAGGACGTGGACTGTCCACCCCTTCATTTTAAAAAATCCAAAAAAAATCCGCCGACCATACCCGACTCACGACAAAACTTGTATACTCATGTTTATGAGAAAGAAATTAACAAGCGCGTGGACAAAACTACAATTTCAAAAAGAAAGAGAAAGAGATCTTATTGAGTCTAAGTTTTTAGAAAGACTTGGTTTAAGTCCTGAACAGATTAAGGAACAAAAAAACAGGGATATAGTAAACGAGTATTTAAAAAGAGTAGGCGATCCAGAAGATGTTGAATATGAGCTACCAGATGTTAGGTTGCCAAGGTAAAAATAATGAATGAAGAAGAAAAGAATAAAGATTACAAGAATCGTTATGTTTTGTTAAATGTTAGTGGTAAAGATACGTTTGTTGAAATCCCTTGGGATATAAGTAATATGGACCCCAACACTGACTTATCACATCTTAATCTTACAGACGATGAGTTAGTGGATTTAAAGAATACATTGTTTGGTGGCCATAGGGTTAAAATAGGTGAAGGTTGGATAAGAACAAACATTAAAAATTCTGATAGAGCAAGAAATTTGTCTCCAAATAGAGATGAGTTGTTAAAATTAGAAAAACAGATGAATACTTACCCCATTAGACCACTTAGAGTGTACAAAGGTGGAGAAAAAAGGCAACCATCATCCACGCCAAAACCCCCACCCGACATTACCCCACGCGACCTGACAGAAGAAGAGAGTAACCCAGTTATTGATGCTTTGGTGGAGGAGTCTGAAGATAAAGGTTTAGATGAGGTATTGCAAAAGATACATAACAAGACGTATCGTCATCAGGAGCAGAAGGTTCTACCCGATGCTTTTAATAAGGGATTAAAAGAGAGGATAATTGATATATGGAAGAGCAAACAGAAGCCAAAGCAGCCAAAGCAGTAGAAAACACACACGACACTACTTCACACGACACTACCATTCTACATGACGAGACAGTTACTATTAGTAAGTCTGTACTAGACCGTTTACATGCGGATCATGCGTGGGCGTGTAAGGTATTACAGGTGTATGCTAATGAGAAGAATTGGCGTAAGTTTTGGGACATTGGTACAGGTAAGTATGCTTATGCTTTTAATTATGCAGACGGGACGCGACCAGCCGTAGAGGTGATGGAGATAATAGGTGCACAGACACGTCAAGACATGATTAATAATGAAGTGGCGTAGATGATTATATCATTTGTAGATATAGAGACTAATGGTTTAGACACAAGTAATTGTGATATTTTGGAAGTGGCGGCTGTGATGTATGACAGTGATAGTGCCCGTGTTTTGTGTCATTACTCGACATTACTAAAGCATGATAAGTTGTATGTGCCTGAAGTGATAACAAAGATAAATGGTATAACAGAGAAGATGTGTAGTGAGTACGGTACACCAGCAGCAATGGCATTGAACACATTAAGCCAGTTCCTGTTTAGTAGTCATTGTGTTGTGGCACATAATGGTAATGCTTTTGATCGTCCGATAATAGAAAGACATTTTGATGAATACAATATTCCAAGGCCATTAACCGAGTGGTTGGATAGTAAGGTTGATTTTAAGTATCCAGATCATGTGAAGACACGTAAGTTGTTGCATATGATGGCAGAGTTTAATCTTACTATTTATGATGGACATCAGGCGCTTAATGATGCACTTATGTTGTGTAGTCTAGTCACGACGACACAGAAGGTGGAAGATATAAATAGTTTGCTTATGGTTAGAAAGAGTAATCGTGTGAAGATATGTCAGTAGATGCGTTGACGGTGATAGATAGAGAAGATCCGCGAGGGATATATAATTTGGTGCCTAATTATGTAAAGAAGGCAATAGATCAGATAATACCAGATGACTTGAATCGTAGTGAAGAAGAGTTGAAAAGACTACTGGAGCCAGATGTTTTCTTGTGTCAGTTAAGGTATGCGTTTTGGAGAGAGTACAATTCTGCACAAGAGGATTATCGTATGATGAATATAGCCTCTGTTGCTACTATGATGGGCGTTCCGTTACATAACGTCACGTCAACACTTAAGAGGCCGGAGGATTTGGTGTGGGTGCTTAAGCCACCAGTTAGTTATGACTTGTTATTAGAAGAAGCATTAAATCATGGTATAAAAAGGTTAAGAGATGATTTGTTAAATATATCCTTGTTTGATGATGAAGGTAAGTTTGATTCTAAAGCTGCTGATATAATACTTAAGACAACGGCGTTTTTGGATATGAGAAAAAATGGTGGGATTGTGCAGAAGAATCTGCATGTACATGCCAATACTAGAGAGATGAAGAAGTTTGCAAAAGATCTTTCTGTAGAAGAGATAGATTCTAAGATACGTGAGTTGGAGTCGCAACGCGACGGGACGGCGATAGAGGTAGATAGTGGAAGAGACTGAGATACTTCGCCTGAAGGCTATGAAGTTGGAGCGTTTGCTTGCAGAGCAGAGTGAACGCGACTTGTTGCCACATCTACACTCACATAAATTCTACTGGTGGATGAAGCAGTTCTTTGATGACGACAGAAGTAAAATCATGTGTGTTACTGCCGCAAACCAGCTTGGTAAGCATAACTTATACGATGAATTAATACCAACTACAAATGGATATAAAAAAATACAGGATATTAATGTTGGTGATTATGTCTATTCTCGCGATGGAAAAAAAACAAAGGTTATAGATATTCCATTTGATGGATATGACGAAAGTTATGAATTACAATTTTCAGACGGAGATAAAGTAAAAATAGGGCAAAATCATTTGTGGATATGTAAGGGTGAAAAACAAAGATTTAGAAAAAATTATATATCAAATAATAAAGAAAAAACCATTATTCCAAATAAAGAATATGGAAAATGGATTGTAAAATCCACAAAGGAAATATTTGAAGAATCTTATAAAAATGGAAAACCAAGAGCTGGTAAAAAATATGTAATACCATATTGTGAGCCAGTGGAGTATCTTGAAAAAGAATTATTTGATCCTTACTATATTGGTCTTTATCTTGGGAACGGTTCTGATCACTCAATTTCATTTAATTCAGAAGATACAGACCTTAGCAATTATTGTTTAAAATATGGTAATAGATATAATACTGATAAACTTACGATAGGTATCTTAAAAGAAGCAAAAGAAAAATTATTTGATTTAGGTTTATATAAAAAGATTTCTCATGAAAAATTTATACCAAAAGAATATTTATTTGGTTCGATAGAACAAAGAAAGGCTATCTTAGCTGGTCTATTAGATACCGATGCTTACACAAACAATGGAATAACGGAGTACACAACCGTATCAGAACAGTTGGCAAATGACTTTAAAGAACTTGTAAATAGTCTTGGTGGAATTGCACAAATAAAAGTAAAAGAAAAACCATTCTATAGGAATGAAAATGGTGAAAAAGTTTTTTGTAAAAAAGCTTATAGAATTAATATATGGACAAAATTTAATCCTTTTAAATCAAAAAGAAAATCAGATCTTTGGAAGAGTACAGATAGATATAAATTTGAAAAGGTAATAGATAATATAAAATATATTGGACCTCATAAAGGCAGGTGCATATCTGTTAGTGCTGATGATGAAAGTTATCTTTGTACTAAAAATTACATAGTCACACATAATTCATCCATACTTATTCGCAAGATGATACATGTGGCGACTACTAAAGAGTTGTGGCCTAAGTATTGGCCTGATTTGCCAAAGCATAACCCAGTGCCTAGTCAGTTCTGGTATTGTTATCCTTCTAAAGATGTCGCGACCATTGAGTGGTATGAGAAGTGGAGTGAGTACATGCCACGTAATCCAGATCATGAGAAGTATGGTTGGAAGCCTAATTTTGTTAATGGTAAAATACACTCCGTTGATTTTAATAGTGGTGTGACTATTTATTTTAAAACGTATGCGCAGGACGTACACATGCTTCAGTCGGGAACGGTGTACATGATGGGACTAGATGAAGAGGTGCCAGTTGAATTGTTGCCTGAGCTGTCTATGCGTGTAAACGCGACTAATGGTTACATGTATTTTGTTTTTACGGCAACACGAGGGCAAGAGTATTGGCGTAATGTTGTTGAGAAGAAGAGTGAATTAAAAGAAGCCCGTGTTTGGCAGGTTAGTCTTTATGACTGTCAGGAGTATACTGATGGGAGTGAAAGTAAATGGACTAATCAGAGGATAGAGCAGGCCATAGCACGTTGTGCGAATAAATCAGAGATTGAACGTCGTATAATGGGGAAATTTGTAGTTGACAGTAATCGTGTCTACCCGTCGTTTGATCGAGAAATACACTTGATTGAGCCATTTTCGGTGCCCGCCGAGTGGTCACGTGTAGTCGGGATTGATGTTGGATCTGGGGGGGAATCGGGGCATCCAGCAGCCATTGTGTTTCTGGCAATTAATCCTGACTACACATTTGGGGTAGTTTATAAGTGTTGGCGTGGTGATCGCGTCGTGACGACAGCACAAGACGTGGTTAATAAATATTTGTATATGGCGGATGGAGAGCCACGCCACACCGTTTATTATGATTGGGCTAGTGCTGACACTAAAAATATAGCTGCGGCTCAAGGGCTGCCATTTTTGAAAGCTGAAAAGAATCACATGAAAGGTGAGGGGATATTGAACTCACTGCTATCATTTAAGATGCTTAAGATATTTAAAAGTGAGAACGCGACTAAACTTGCAGAAGAGTTTGAGAACTTCACTCACAACACAGATAAGAAAAAAGCTAAGAATGATTTGATTGATGCTCTACGCTACGCATCATCTACTATCATGTGGGATTTTACCTCTGTATCGCCGATTGCTGTAAATACAGTAGTTGATCAGAGACCGCCAAAAGAAATGAGTGAACGAGAAAAATTTGCAAGAGGGCTTGCAGAAAACCATGAAGAGCTTCTTAATGTAGATGAAGAACTCAATTTTTGGAATGAGCAATATTAGGAGAAAAGATAATGGCACTATCTGCTAAAGAAATTTCTGACATTGTAAAAATATGTAGAAAAAATAAAGTATCTAAATTTTCTATTGGAGACGTAACTATTGAGTTCTCAAATTTTGAAAAGAAAGAGAGAAAAATTCATGTCGACCAAAAAGAAATCGAAGAAACAAGCAAAAAAGCAAACAGTGAAGAAAGTATAAATACAGCAGAAGAGGATCTGTCCCAGCTAATGGTGACAGATCCCTCTGAGTATGAATATGTCATGGAAAGGATTTTAAATGAAACTGGAAGAGCTTAATAAACTTTATAACGAATCCGAAACTTGTGACAAGGCCATATTCAGTGAAATGCGCTCTAATATCCTGCTTATTGCTGGAGATCACTACTCTAAAACTGGTTCATCATTCTTTGATCGCCTTCGTACCAATAAAGACGTGTCTCCTGAACAAAAAATACGTCTAACTAAAAATCATATACAAAAAATTGTTAAATTATATTCCAACAATATTGTTTCTTATTCACCAGGTGTTGCTATTAACCCAAAAAACAAGGCTGAACTTTCTGATAGAAAAGTAGCTGAAATGCACTCTTCTGTATGGCACGACGGAAAGACACGTAAGGGATATGAAGATGAAATGCCTGACTGGGCAGACACTTTTGTTGGAGTTGGAGAAATTGCACATAAATTTTACTTTGATCCAAAAGGTGGAGAATTAAAAGGCTACGCTCCTTCTGCTGACAATCCAGAAGAAGCCGACATGACCAGTCCAATCATGTCAGGAAGTGTTGAGGTTGAAGAAATCTATGGATTTAATCTACTTCGCGCACCAGAAGCTAAAACACTTGATAAGTCTCCTTATTTAATTCATCGTAAAATGGTTAAAGTTGATGATTTAAAAGCACAATATCCAGATAAATCTGAAAAGATTAAAGCAGGAGAAGACAAGACATTTCTTGTTTTCGATCAGAATGGACAATATAAAAAGGCAGACAGTGATGAAGTTTTAGTAAAAGAATTTTTCTTTCGTCCATGTGCTAAATATCCAAATGGATATTACTGGATATGTACTGACAGCACAGAGTTAGAAGATGGAGAGTTACCACTTGATGAAAATAATAAACCAGTGTTTCCTATTATTACGGAACTTTTTGAAAAAATTCAAACGACTCCAAGGGGAAGAAGCATTGTTAAACAACTTCGTCCTTTTCAAGCAGAGATCAACCGTTGTGGATCTAAAATCGCTGAACACCAAGTCACGTTAGGTGATGACAAACTTATTCTTCAAAATGGATCTAAAGTAAGTGCAGGCGCTTCACAGCCAGGTATTCGTGTCATGACGGTTACTGGACAAGAGCCAACTGTACTACCTGGTCGCACTGGTGATCAATACTTGCCTTATCTTGAATCTCAAATTTCTGAGATGTATCAGGTAGCAATGGTAGATGAAGATTCTCAAGTAAGTGGGAACAATGAACAAGATGTTTTTGCTGCTTTATTTAAAGCCGCTTCTAAGAAAAAAGTTTTTCAAAGATATATTCGCAAGTTTGAACGGTACTTAAAAAAGTTTGTTTATATGTATCTTAAATTCTCAAAAATGTATCTTGATGAAGATGCTATTATTTTAGCCGTTGGTTCAAAAGAAAGAATTAATATTGCTGAGTTTAAGAAATCAGATGATTTATTGGTTCAGATAGAAATTGAATCACAGGCAGATGATATTGAGTCACGAATGGGACAACAGTTAGTCATGAACCAATTACTTCAATACATTGGATCTAATGAAAACATGGGTCGGGAGGATATTGGTAAGATTATTAAAAACATGCCAATGGCTAATTTGAATGAGATGTTTGATGATTTAACCATTGATTATGAAAACGCTACCAACGATATGCTTCAGTTGGAACGTGGCGAGTATCCACAACCAAAACAATTTGAAAGTCATGATTACATTATTAAAAAAGTAAACAATAGAATGAAGCAAGCTGATTTTCAATTTCTACATGAACACGTTAAAATGCTTTATGATAAATATTTAAACGAGCACATACAAATGCTTGATCAAGCTAAAAAAGAAGCTGAGATGGCAGCATCTGGATTAATACCTACTTCTGGTCCATTGGTTGCTGTAGAGTTTTATACACAATATGACCCTGCTGATCCTTCTAAAACAAGAAGGGCTAGACTACCTAATGATTCAATTAATTGGCTTATGGAAAAATTAGAAAGCCAAGGTGTTGTTCAGGATCAAATCGAGGAGATTAGTCCTGAAATGCAAGCTAGATTAGGAGCTATGCAGGGGGAAGGTGAAATGAATGGAACAAACAACGGAGCAAGTGACGGAACAACAAACTACGGAGCAACCAGCGCAGGAAATCCAACAGGAGTCTACTGAACAGCAGACTTCTGAACAAACAGAACAGCCAGCGTGGACCCCTAGCTATAAATACGTGTTTAAGGGAGAGGAAAAAGAAATTGACGATCCTTACTTTAGATCCGTCATAAAAGATGCAGATAGTGAAAAGAAGTTTCGTGATCTTTATGAAAGAGCAGAGTCCATGCAATATCATAGAGATAATTATGCTAATTTATATAAAGAATATTCAGAACTTGCGCCAAAATATCAAGAATTGGAGTCAAGTTTACAAAAAGTAGCAAGTCATTATCAAAATGGTGACTTAGATTTAGTATTTAATGGTCTTGGAATTGATCCAAATCATGTTGTTGATTGGGTAAAAGAAAAAATAAAATACGCACAGCTTCCCGATGAACAAAAAGCGATATACAATGAATCAAGACAGCATAAACTTCGTTCTATGGAAATGGAAGAGGAGTTAGCTAGTCACAGATTAAGAGCACAGAAGGAAGCTGTTACTGCACGCAGTTTCCAGTTGGACAACGAGCTTGGAAAAGCAGATGTCCAATCTGTGGCTTCTCAGTATGACGGCATCTATGGAAATGGAGCCTTCAAACAAGAAGTTATAAAAGCAGGGCAATTTGAATGGTTGACACGTCAACAAGACTTGACTGCTTCGGAAGCGGTGGCTCAGGTGTTGGGACGAGTGAAACCAATCATTGAAAGATTACAGGCTACGGGAACGGCCCCTGTTCAATCTATGCCTAAACCAAAAGTAATAACAAACATACCAGCTAGCTCTCAAAGTCCAGCGAAGAATAAACCTCGCTCAATTGAGGACTTGAGAAAAATGCAAGCTGAATTATAGGAGATAGATAAATATGGCAACTACAAGATCATTTAACGCGATGTTAAACGACTATCTTCCCAACTCATTGTTGAAGGAAGAAATGATTAAAAGAGACTGGTTACTTTCAAACGTAGAATTAGATGAAGGCTGGCAAGGAGCAAGCTCCGTTACAGGGGAAGCTGCTTATATTGTACCATTTGTTGGCGCTGGAGCAAGCTCTGTTGAGTTTGGTGCTTTAGCTGACGTTGGAGATATTGCACAAGATTCTTTTGTTCGCGGAAGAATTGATACCCAAAAAGAAGTTTGGGGATCTATGGTATTTAATCATAGAGATTTAATGGAACATGGAAAAAATGTTACTGAAAAAACTTTCCTAAAAATTCTTCCTGATAGAGTTGAAGCTTTCATGCAGTACATGAAAGAAGTTGTGTCTGTAAACTTAATTGGACCTTCTTACTTTGCATCAATGACTGCTGAAACTGACTTAGCAAACGGTGTTTGCGAAGTTGATCGTATTGACCGCTTTGTTTTAGGTCAAAAAGTTGCTTTATATGACAATACTCCTAATTCTGGAAACTTTTACGTAATTGCAATCGATGTAAACGCAGGTGCTTCTAAATTAGGTACCGTTACATTATCTGCATCTCGTGGTGGATCTGCTGCAAATATTTCAGCATACACTGTTTCACAAAGCGCAAGATTTTATCACCCTGGAGCACAAGCGGCTGGCTTTCAAACATTAATTGATGCTCTTTTAAGTGCAGCAAACGGTGGTAGTTCAACTCTTCACGGAAAAACAAAATTACTTTATCCTTTCTTACAAGCAGTTAACGTATTGGGTTCTGATATTACTGCTGCTAACATCTTAGAAAAACTCTTTGATGCTTATAACAAAGTAAGAATGAAAGCTAAAGGAAATGCTAATACCATTTTGATGAGCTTTAAACACTTGGGTTCAATTATGAAATTAATTGAAACTCAAAAAGGTGGATTCAAAGTAACTCCTACCTCTTCAAAAGCTAGTCAATACGGATGGACTGAAATTGAAATCACTTCCGTAAAAGGTGCTTTAAAAATCGTTGGTATTCAAGAAATGCCCGATGCTCAAATCGTATTCCTTGATCCTAAAGCCTTAGTATTCGCTTCAAACGGAATGTTTAGAAAACGTAAATCTCCTGATGGAACTGAATACTATGAAAGCAGAGCTACAGCAGGATACAGCTACATTGTAGACGTATGTTTGTTTGGTGACTTAGTTGTTAAAGCTCCTGGACACTGCGGAATCATCTACTCTATCAGCTACTAAACAATTAACTGAGGAATAGCCCCCCGTTTGAGGGGGGCAACCTCATATAAAAAAAGGAAAATAAAATGGCAATTTCAGATAACGACGTTTTTCAATTAAATCGAATGAACTCTTTAGCTCGCAAAGTTGGCTTAGGAGATCTTGTTAATATTAGAACTTATGATTCAGCTGCAAGTGCTGGTGGAGCCGCCACAGAAACACTAACTGTTACTGGTTTAGCAGCGGCTGATACAATTTTGGCTGTTAGTCAAAAAACTAAAGGTGCCAATGGAACAGCTATTATTAAATGGACAGATACTTCACGAACTGCTGATCAATTAGCAGTTGAGTGGACAGGAAATCCAGGTGCTGGAGCTGTTATAAGAGTTTTAGTGTTGAAAGCCGCTTCTTAAGGTGACTTATGGCACAATTTGCAACGCTTAACGTAACTGTAACAACTGCTGGCACTAGAGTACAAGTTTCTACAACTGATTTATGGGTAAAGAAAATTGTTGTTCGTGGTCACGCAGCCAATACAGGGCATATTTATCTTGGTACATCGACAGTTTCTTCTACTGTAGGTCTTCATTTAAAAGTTGGTGATCCACCTCTTGTAATTGGAGATTTAGAATCAAGAGGAGGAATTGACGATGTTTTCAATTTAAAGAATATGTATATTGATTCGTCAGTAAATGGCGAGAAACTTTCAATTCTTTATTTCTATTAAGGAGTAAATAAATGGCTGAGTATATCAAGTCTTATAGACTTCAGTTAACAGGATCTGCTCAGCCATTGTCTTCTACAAAAATAACTACTCAGGCTTTGTCGGTTAGAAATGAAGATGGAAACGATGCTTTTTATTCTGGCGATTCAACTGTTTCTACTGCTCAAGGATACCCATATTACTCAAAAGAAGCTCTTGAGTTAGAAGCCCGAACAACTGCTCGTGGAATTATTTTACAATTTGATTTGTCTAAGATTTATATAATTGGTACTGCTTCTCAATATGTAAGAGTGCAGTATTTGGTAGATGAATAATGGCTAAAGTTGGATTAAAAATGCCATCTACTGGATCTGGTGGATCTGCTGGCTACATCTCAGCTATTCTTGGCGAGTATAAGATCGACGCTAATAGCTATACTGCACCACCTGCGACTGGATATATTCGATATAATAACGCTACTCAAACAAGTGCTACTGAGATTTACATTCACGACATTTCAACCACTGGAGTGGATGCTTCTATTTTTTTTGATTTACTAAGAACAGGCGCACGTTTTGTTATTCAAGACAAAGATGATCACGCTAACAATCAGATATTTGAAATAAGCTCTACGCCTACAAATAACACGAATTACTGGACAATTCCCGTTACTCTTTTAAGTTCTACAGGCACAGGCACGACTGGGTTTGCTAATAATCATCATGTTTTTGCTGCCGCTTTTAATCCTGATATTGATGAGAAAGTTAAAATATCATCTAACGACACGACAGCAGGATATTTGAATGGGAAGTTGGTCGGTAGCACAACCATTG